AACTTTAGTTAGATAGGTAAGACCTTTAGCATATTCAAATATACGTAATCCTTTACCATCGTTTGAATCTTTTTGACATTCTATTTTATGAGGGCAATAGATACATTGTCTAGGGAGCTTCATGTTACCACTAACTCCGTCAGGTACATTAGAGTAACACAGTTCAGGGGGAGTCTTTCTCTTGAGAGCTTTCTTAACTGTATCTATTTTACTTTCTATATTAGGTTTGTCAAGGTCTTCAGGAATATAAAGTGCAAGTTCTCCACTTTCTTTATTCATAGCTAAGAATCCACCATGTTTGGTTTTGTTTCCTGACTCGTAACCTGCAAGCTGTGATAGGTATCCAAAGGGATCATCATTACCTAATGTTCCATCTTTGAATTTTTTAAAGGCATATCCTGATGCAGTCTTAACATCTATAACTTCTCCGTCTATAACACAATCCATGTGTCCTTCAATGCCTTTAACCTTAACATTCTTCTGTTCTCCTGTTACATCGTGACCTGCAAGACGTACTAATAATAGCACTACTTCTTCGAGCATATGTCCATACAGAAATTTAATAAATGTAGAAGGCTGTAATTTATCTCCTTCATCTTTAGATTTCATATCATACCACAATTGTCTTGTAGGTTTTCCAATGTTAGACATACGTAGAGTCTTAGAGTCTCGTGGTTTAGGGTTGGCCCAATCACGTATGACATCTTTCATAGACTCTCCGAACTGATCTATATCTTCTTCTGATAAATTTAAAGGCTTACCTTCTGAAAGTAAAGATAGTTTGCTATAAATATCCTCAATAAGTGTGTCTAATTTTTTCATGTTCTATGTTTAACAAATTTAAGTTTTCTTGTTTCAGGTTCAAACATTAATAGTTGTACTCCTTCTTTAACTTGCTGTTGTGTTCTTCCTGTGCATTTAGTTATATTGTTTCCTGTTTCTTTATGTAGTTGAGGTTGTGCAGTTTTAACATCAATCAATTTAATGTTTCCCTTTAAATCTCTAGCTATTAAATCTACTGAGCCTGTGCATCCACAGTTTCTAAATACTTCATAACCATTATCCCACAGCCAAGTTACTGCATAGTACTCAGCCATATCTCCTTTTCGACTGCTGTCGTTTGGTTTAATGTGTTTCACTCCAATTATCTCCTATCTTGTATTCACCATCCATAGGACAGCGAAGATTAAAATGTTCTCCTGCTTTTATGATGCTATCTACTGCTATCTTACCTACATGTTCGGCTATCTCCTCTTTAGATTCGATCTGCCATTCATCGTGAATATTAGCTACAAAACGTGCATCAAGACTTTCTAATTTAAACCTATCATTTAATATAACAAGAGCTTGTTTCATTAGTATAGCTCCTGCTCCTTGTAATAAAGTATTAAGTGAAGCGTGAGGATGTCTAATAAGAATCCTACGTCCATCTAATCCTTTAACGTATCCTCTTGTAGAAGCTCGTTGTACTTGATCTTTAAGAGATTTAAATGATGGTGTATTATTAATAAATTGTTCTCGTAACTTTTTACCATCTGCTCTATTTCCTCCAACCACAGACCCAAGTTTTGCATCTCCTGCCCCATAGATGTTGGCATAGATGAAAGTTTTTGCCTGATCTCTTGATTCAAGTCCTGCAGCTCGTTGATTTGCCGTGTGAATATCTCCATTGATGATTTCATTTATATACTCCTTGTCTTTCATATAATGTGCTAACATTCTTAACTCTAATTGAGAAGCGTCAACACCTACTAGTTTGTATCCCTCATTGACAGTCCAACAAGCACGACAATCCTTACCATAAGGACTGTGTATGCTCGGAACTTGAGCAAGGTTGGGATTTCTATGACTCATTCTACCTGTGATAGCTCCTGTAGATATAACAAATCCATGTACTCTTTCGTCTTCTTCAACTGCTTCAATCCAAGAGTCAACTTGAGCAATCCGTTTTTGTAGTAATAAAAACTCTGCTATTAATAAAGCTTGAGGTATTGTTTTAATTTTAGATAAAACAGCTTCGTCTACAATAGGTTGACCTGTTGGTGTAAAAGACTTAGGATTCCACCCAAACTCTTGTAAGTATTCTCCTATCTGCTTACGAGAACCTAAATTAAATTCTTGATAAGACTTACGCATAAACGGAGTTGTATCTTTAGCTACATATCTTTCTTCATATTCATACTCAGTAAGACCTTGCTTAGATAATGTACCATCTTTTTTAAGTTTGGGCGTAACCATTTTTTCATCTACCCAACGAGGTTTAAATACTTTATGAACTTCATCTTCAACTTCTTTCATACGTTCTTGAAGTTGAGATAAAAGCATAACGCCTTTCTCCATATCAAATTTAAATCCGACTCGTTCTTGCTCGTGTAATATTTTAGCTACCGAAGTTTCTAACTCTATGCTTTCAGCAGAGAATCCTTCTGAATATTTCAACAGTACTTCATATACTTTTTTATTGAGCTGAACATCTTTAATACAATACTCTAACATATCTTCTGTAAAGACATCCCATTCAGGCTGATCAGACTTATGAAACTTTAAACGATAACCCCACATTTCTAAACTGTGTCCACCTTCTCGTGTTGGTTTTAATAGTCGTGAGATTAAAAGAGTATCAATAAGTTTGGCTGACTTAGTTAAGTCCACGCCTTTAAGTTTTTTAATAGCAGGAATATCATAGCCAATAATATTGTGACCAATCAACGTATCAGCTTTACTTAATAAGTCTACACCTTGATCTATTTCATCAGGTGCAAATGTATACACCTTATCGTGCTCGTCTATAGCTACGATACAATGTATCTTTGAGGGGTTTAACCCATCTGTTTCTATATCAAATACTAATTTCATTAGAAAGGTACTCCATCTTTATCATCTAGTAAATCGGAGTAGTCTTCTTCGTTCATTCTACCAGTAACAGGATCATAGATTAACGAGGTAGCTAATCCAACATCTCCTGTGTATCTTGATTTAAGAATACGAAGACGAGTAGTTCTCGATTCTAGATCATCATCAGCTTGTTGATTTCTTTCTAAGGCTATAACACAATCGGATAATTGTGCTATTGAGTTGCTACCTCTAAGGTGAGATAGACTAACTGTAACTCCATTCTCATGACCTTTATCTCCACTAACTCTACGTAAATGAGAGACAAGTATAATACCTGCACCTGTCTCTTCAACTAAACTTCTAAGCCTAGTCATAATAGAATCAATTGCTCTACGTTCATCACCTTCTGAGGTGGCTGATACAAGCATGTGTAAGTGATCTACGACCACCCATTTACAATCACACCCTACAATCAAGTAACGTAACTTAGAAAATATATCATCAATATCATTCGTACCGAAGTGAGCATGTACAAAAACACGATCATCTCCAAATACTTTGTGATACATATCTTTTAAAGTATCTTGATTAAAGTCTTCCCTTATATCATCTACATATAGCCTTGCGTCAGCTTCAATAGAAAGAATCCCATCTACTGTACGTTGCCAAGATTCCTCAAGAGCAATGACTCCTACGTTATCATTAGTCTTTTGAACAAGCCAATGCTCTAACTCTCTAGTTAGACTAGATTTACCCAAGCCTGTTCCTCCGCAGATTGTTAAGAGCTCCCGTTTTCTCAAGCCATATAGTTTTTTATTTAGACCTTGATAAGGGTAGGGAACACTATCTAATTTTTCCCTATTGAAAAACTCCTCCTCCTTTTCAGAAACTCTAATGATTCCACTAGGAGTATAAAGTTTTGCATCCCACCAAGCTCTCGTAAATTCTTGATACTGTCCTTTACGGAGCATGTCGTTTGCGTCTTTAAATCCATCAGGCAATGTTATTATCTTAGCCTTACCCGGTTTTATAATTGATGCTACTTTCTTAGCTGCATCTGTTCCTGCTTTATCTTTATCAAAACAGATCATAATATTGTCAAAGCTTTCTAAGTATTCAATACTTTCTTTAACATCTTTTACAGCAGAGGATGCTCCACGCTTGATAGAAACTACTGCCCACTTACTACCGAGTAGTTCGTAGGCTGCCATAGCATCACATTCCCCTTCAACTAAGGTAATGTATTTACCACCTGATTTAAATTGATTCTCTCCAAATAAACCAGTACCTGTGAAAGAGCCTGTAACCGAAAACTTCTTGTCTCTTATGTATCTAATCTTATTAGCTGTGATCTCATTGTTAATATGGTAGGGGTATATATGTTGAGCAATAGCTCCATCACTTCCATATATAACTTTAACACCATATTTCTGTGCAGTTTCTTTCTTTATAGACCTATCTGTTAGGGGTGCAAACAGACCCCCGTGTGCATTTAATGCATTAGTGTCCTGATTATTATCAACTGTCACCTCTTCATCTCCTATGATATTATCATCATATTTTATATACCACGTTTCACAACTGAAACATTTAGCTGACCCATCTGCATTAACAGACACAGCATCACTACTATCACAGGCTTTACATGGTAATCTGTGTTTTATAAATTTACTTTGTTGCATAATTCCTCGTTATTATAAATAAAAAAGAGGGCAGATTTCTCCACCCCCTCTTTATTAGGCACACACTAATCCGAAGATTCCTCTTCTTCTAAAGTTTTAGTCTCTTCAGATTTAGGTTCTTCTCCATCATTATTAACTATGTCAACGATCCTGTTAGAAAAGAAATTAATACCTGCTTGCAACTCTTCCAAGTCTAAAGTCAGATTAACTTTCTTTTGATTCAGTCTCTGTAATCTACCAAAGATTCCTTGACCTTCTTCAGGCAAGTCCTCTACTGATATATCAACATTATTAATAGTAATGTAAGGTGACTGAGGTGTAGTGTTATCATCTGAACTAGCCACTAGAACTCACTCCCATCTTCGTTATCTTCATAACCAAGCTCTGCCCCGTCAGCCGAACGACCTTCGAAACTAATAAGCTCTAACACCTGCATTGCTTGAAAGTCTAAACTTCTACCTGACTTACCTGCATACTCCCAATCGAAAGGGTTGAATTGAACCCTAACTTTAGAGCCATTTCCTACAAGTTCATCAAGAGGTTTCTTGTCTTTATCAAACAATTTAGGAGCGTTACGAACCATTCCATTTGGTCCATTCACCTTCCTCTTTATAACAAGAGCAGGTCCTTCTTCCATTTCACGGATAGAACACCCTTCTGCTCTATACTTCTCTGCTGTATCTCTATCAACTACGAGGTTAGTTTGATATACAGGTTCGAATTTTGTATTGGGGGATTTCGCACTTGTCCAATACGCCAAGCCTTCTTCAATTGCCATATTTTATTTACTCCTATAAGTTATGGTTTGTTGTTGTTGTTGTGAGCAACCATTGTACCACACGGGACATCACCTTGTCAATCCCCTGTAGTTAGATTAATTAAAAAATTATTCATGCCTGATTGTTCTGTAAAAGTTATGCCTATGTCATAGACATCTAAATCAGCATCATAATTAACTTCATAGACATCTTTATTCTTGTACATTTCTGAACCATTCTTTGTACAAAAGATATCCCATTTACGAAACTGATCTTTGTTTAGTCTGAAATATTTTTTATTCACAGTCATTGTCTTCTCCTTATTAATTTAAACTTGTTTCTCCACTTACTCTTCTTATAGACTGCCATAGTTCCATCAGCATATCTTACTTCAAGAACTCCATTGTTTGCATGAAGAGAAGTGACTCTATTTTTTTCAACTTGCTCTTTATACATCTCATGTACATCATACTCAGTCATAGTCTTCTTCTAATTCTAATTCACTTATAGCTTCTTTAAAGACTGACTCACATTCAAAGAATCTACTTTCTAGTTCCCTGCTTGCTTCGTTTACTTGGTCAAGATAATATTCCATCTCATCTTCAAGACCATGCTTTTCTGCTAGTCCAGTAAGTT